CTTGACAATGATGTTGTACTGAATCTTCAATCAATTCCATTAAGTCAATGGCTTGTAATTGTTCTTTTTTGTTCATAGTTTTGTTACCTTACTGCGAATACTGTGTCTAAGTTACGATTTTCTACAGAAGCTCTTCCATAATCTGTAGCCCACTCAATTGCTGATTTCTTTGCAACTTGTAAATCGTTAGTATAGTGTTCATGATAACCTAGAGGGTGGTCAGGAACTATAACCGTATAATCAAATTTGTTTCTAGGATGGTTTGGTTCTCTCCTAAGATTATCTAGTTGAATAATCTTTAACTGTTTGAGTGATTCCTCTAAAAGTTCAATAGTGGTCATAATAAATAAGAAATTAATTAAATGATGTAAGTGTATGGGGTCTGTTGTTACAATACTCAAGTGATGTAAGATAAACACCCATGTAGTCTTGTACTTTCTCCCATAAGTTGTTTATTCTCTCATCCTCATTTCTGCCTTTTGCATCCCAAACTCCATAGGCATTATTCCTTTTGAAATTGAGATCCTCTATCTCTCTATCAGTTTTGAATTTTGTATCAAATTCAAGATTTTCAACAATGTAGGATTTGTTTTTCATAGGGGGAACCTCTGTTTATATGGCCATTATAATGGATAGGCAATTCAAATCTACCCATTGTGTGACACTAATATAATCGTCACAGAGCCCCCTAGAATCGTCTGTAAGAGTCTTTAGACTCTATCGTGTAACAATTGATGTAGCAGCCTCTCCTTTATTGAATATAGTATCGACTACTGCCTCAACCTTTCTTGCAGTTGAGATACCTACATTTGAGTAAACTGGAACACATACAAGACCATAAACCTTATCAGTATTACCTTTCCTGATAACTCTACCAATAGTCTGGCTGATACCGATATAGTCCATTGATCTCATGAATAGTACAGCCTCAAGACCTTTGACGTTGATACCTTCAGATAGAATACTATGATGTAATACAACAAATCTCTTGTTGTCATCTTTTCCCCATGCACTTAGAGTATCAAAGAATTGTTCCCTAGTGACTTTCTTACCATCTATTACCGCACCAGTTTTGGCTGTAATAAACATATAAGAATAATCACGCAAGCCCAACTCATCAACAAAGTTAGTATTACCAATAAGATTGACTATCTGTTTAGTTGACTTAGCACATATCAATACCTTATCTTTAGTAAGGTTATCAATTGCATCAATCATCTGCTCACAATCTCTCTCAGCTACCAACTCATCTTTATGTAAGATTCTTGACTTGTAAATCTCAACTTTAGGTGGTAGTATGTAACCCTCTCGAACCAACTTAGGAGCTGGAACCTGACATATTACATTACCAAAAACATTACTATGATTCATACCCACTCTTGTAGGACTTAGTGAATGTTTTGGGGTTGCAGTAAAGAAATATGATCTAAGTGCATACTTAGAGAAGTATCTTACAGAATCAATGAAGTTTCTTTGTACCGCATTGTGGGCTTCATCAAAATATATTGTGTCAACATAGATACCTGATTCTTGGATTCTATGTAGTGAATGGTATGTAGTAAAGATGATCTTACGACCTCTCACTCTATCCCATTTAGCTATTTCTGATGGCTTAGTTGTACTGAAGTGATGAGTCTCTCCACTATGAACATGAAGTACATTAGTATGTTTGTAGTGGTCATGTATGACCTCTAGAAATTCAGTTGATAACTGATTAGCCAATAAAATTCTGGGAGCAACTATAACAATGGTTGACCAACCTTTATCATACTCTCTAAGAGTATCGTGAATCATACACATTGTCTTACCGCCCCCAGTTGGAACTATGATCTGACCTTTAGACTTCTTAGTCATAACGTCTAAAGCTTTGATTTGATGGGGTCTTAGTTGCATTAAGTTTTTTGAATTATGTAGCCATTATAGTCAAAATTTTGAGACATTCCAGCCCCCTGTGGCCACTAATTTAACTGTCACACCACTCAATTTTTCACCTATTTTTCACCTTTTTCGTTTATCTCTTTTCTTTTTTTAGCCACTCTCTCTAAAAATTCCTCATCGGGCGTGAACATGACAGGCCCCTCTGCAATCCTCTCTTCTAGTTCATCTAGTAGTGGGTCTTTCTCATTGTTGTTCATTTGCGATTAACCTCTCTGTAATCAAGTTCAGTAGCTATTGCCATTCCTACAACATAAAGACTATAAAGTCCACCAAATAAGATAAAAAGTTCCATCATTTTAAAAAAGTTTTTGTCAAAAAGTTCGATGCATATTTCCATGCAAAAATACATCGATGCATATATCAGATCTTATATGCATCAATGTATATAACCTTTGCAGTATTATTTTGCGACTTCTGTGTTCGATGTCTCAGGTGTTGCTGATGCTGCTGGTGCAGCCTCCTCTCTCTCTGGTAACTTCACACCAATACCATTTAGATATTCAGCGATACCTTGAAGTTTCACAGCCATTTCTCTCTTAGTTCTTACCTGAGCTTCGAGTGTATTGATTTCTGCGATAAGTGTTTGTTGTTGTTCTAGAACACTCTGTAAATGCTTCTGTTGTTCTGTCAATTCAGCCATTTGTTAACGTATAGTATTGAATATATTATATATGATACTTTTAAGTATGTCAAGTGTACGGTTATCATGATGGTTTTGTAGGCCAAACAACCTCTTGCGGATTTTTATATGTCTTTGTAATATCTCGGAGTGCTTGTCGATATGCTTTCATTTCATCAGACATTGTAACGTCTGAATTTGCCATCCAATCTGTTTCATACAATAACTGATTCCTTTGAGACCTAAGAACATTCAAATTAAATTCATCAAATTCTGCTTGAGTTGGAGTTGGTGGGCCAGGTGGATTTAAATCCTCTACAATTGAATCAGTTTCAGGATCATACTTATAATCATGAGTTTCTGACATATAATAATCGTCAGGCATTTTAATACATTTACCTGGCTTCTCATTTGAAGGGTAAAGTTCACTAATTTTGTTGTCTACGATGTATGCGTACATAATAACCTCCTATGCTGATGTATCAAAGAAACTGGTGCCAGTGCTCCATCCTGTAGCTGCATTATCATGCATCCGTAGAACAGGTGCAGTTCCAGTACCAGTTCCGTTTGAAGTAGTATTAAACCAAACACCTCTGGGCCCACCCCAACTATCTGCAGCACTTTGTGTTGCCTGTCCACCATAAGCAGCAGGGTAAAAATCAGATGCAGTTGCAAATCTTGAAGTATCATATACTCCAGTGCTGTTGTATATAGTAATTTCTAATCTAACTCCTATGTAGTTACCCAAACTTATTGCATAATCACTACCCCATGCATCTCTATAATAACCACCATTTGCTGCTGTGTGAATTTTAAATGCACCACTTGGCCCAAAATTATCCCTCTTAGTAATCCAATTATCTGCACCCGTTCCACTGCCACCACTTTGTTGGTTGTAGTTTATAATTTGTTCAGTATGACTACCATACCAAGTATAATATCTTCGTGTTGAGTGATCGTTACTGGCTGGATGATATTGATATCTGGTTTGTCTGATAACTATATCATCAAAAGACCAGTCAGGTTGTGAAATCAATCTCATAAAATGATATGTTGCACTACTATTACCAGTGTAGAAGTCCATATAGAATCTCATTACAGATCTACTATTTGCCCATTTAGTGGTACAAGATGAGAAACATTGTGCTTTGGTTTGTAATTTCGCTATTGTTACTACACGCCTATTGTCAAAGTGTGCTACATCTTTATCACCAGTTTTAATTTTTAAATGGTCAGATGTATGTTGACCTAAACTAGAATCATTGTCTCCTTTAAATGAAATACCGCTTCCACGAGTAAGTCTTACGGACTCTGCTGGAGTTGCATCTGTCCAAGGTGATTGGTTTTGACTTCTACCACTATCCATGAATACATGAGCAGTAGCAGCTTGATTTCGACCAGCAATATATCTTACATTATAATCACCACTTGTATCATCATAAATTCTAAGTCCACCATAACCATTATTACTACTATCAATTATTACATCACCACCAAGTTTTGCAAGTCTGTTACCTCGATCAATTGCTAAAATATTGGTATCAGTTCCTAACTGGTTAGAGGTTATAGATAACGCATCATTATATCCACCAGCACCACCAACGTAGATATAATATCCTCTTCTTTCTCCACTTCTCTCAATATACATACCACCTTCATGAGTATTAGTATGTTGTTTAATAGTAAGTTTTGTTACAGTGCCAACATCAGCTCCAGCATTGCTTACATCACCACCAATTTTAACCACTCCACCTGATGTGATGCGAAGTCTTTCATTAGCATTAGTAGCAAAAACTTGATCTCCACTTTCCCTTAACCAATGATAAAGATGAGATCCTTGTTGAACTAAATGGAATCCATCACTATTCGATGATCCAGTTTGAGAAGTTGTTAGATGTAAAGTTGCACCATTTGTTCCTGTGTCATGTATTTGGAAATTTGCACCATAATTAGTTGATGCAGCTGCCTGTTTACCCAAACTCATATTGCCAGCGCTGTCAATACGAAGCCTTTCTGCATTACCAGATCCTGAGTTAGTCTGAAATATAAGACGACCTGGCAATGTGTTGCTACTGACAGAACCATCAACCACTCCTAATATCTGTGCAGCAGTATTGTGCATATCCGTTCCATCACTACCACCAAACCTTATATCTCCTAAAGTATCACCACTTTGAACTGCTCCTGTTGCATCACCTATTGTGTTTGATCTTGATTTACCTAAAGCAATAATAGAACCACCAGAGTGAGCACCATACCCTGTAAAAGATGCAGTAAGAACTGAAGCATTATTGTGTACTTGCAATCTTGCATTTGCTGTAGAACAAACAGGAACACCAGAAGTGACACCTTGAAGTAATTTACCATCTGAGTCAATTTTAAGTCTAGTAACATTTCCATTAACACGGAAACTCATTGAATTTTCGGCATGATAATACATTATCTGACCGACACGATTATCAGCATTATCAGCAAACTGTATGACTCCACCACCACCTTCTCCATATATTGTCATACCTCTCCAACCAGCACCACCAACAACTAAATCATCTCCTTCTGAATGAGCAGAGAATGTATGTGTAGCAGCGTCACCAATAGATACGGAACCACCTGAGTCGATGCGAACTCTTTCATTAGAAGAACTTGAGCCTGCAGTGTAAAATGCAAGATACTGGGATGTGCCATTGTAATTAATACCAGCACGAACACCAGAACCTCCACTAGTTGAATAAATCCAAGCATTATTTGACGCAGCTATATCACCATTTAAACCTACTGTTGAACCATCAAAAGTTAAATTTGCTTCAGAGTTTACAGTTGTTCCACCCTCTGACGTAAGGATTCTATTGTTACTAGCATTATTTAAAGTATTAATCGCAACATTAAGACCAGTTAAGTTAGAACCATCACCATAAAAAGCATTTGCAGCTACATCACCACCAGTGAATGTCCAACGGTCTGTATTGTCTAACCATTTTAAAGTCTTATCAGTATCTGAACCAGCATCAACAACAATACCAGCACCATCAACTGCAGCATTATTTGCAGCACCACTAGCTAAGGTGATGGTTTTCTGAGCTGTAGATACACTATTATTCTGACTTGTAGTTCCTGTAACAGATAAGTTACCAGAGATAGTTACGTTACCAGCAAATGTGGCAGTACCACCTGAGTCGATGCGAAGTCTTTCTGTTATAGAACCTTGAGATGGTGAAGTTCTGAAAACTAAATGACCATCATCTTTATTTGTTGTATCAGAACCAGCCACTG